CACGTTGCCGTCCCGCGCGCGCACGCGCGTCAGGTTCGCGCTGATATGGGTCAGCAGCAGATTCTCGATGTGAGTCGGAAAAGCCCCGCCTGTTGTGGCGACCGTCAGACAAAACGTGGCGGCGTTATAATTCGCTACCGTCCCCCACCACAACGGTGTCGTGGGAGGGGCCAGCAATTGCAGGCGAGCCTGGTCGAGATTCACACGCCCTCCAATAAAACAAGCTCTATTTCAACATCGCGGTAGTAGCCGCCCCAACGCTCCAACGTGCGCGGCTCTGGCAAACGAGCCAGAGCGCGCCATTGCTGCCACTCGTCTACGTCGTTGCGCGTTTCGACGTAGACCTCGCCGGAATAGCCGCCCACCAGGTCGCGCAACGCGCTCCACTGCGCAATACTGAGGGCGGCGAAGGCCCACACCGCGCGCGGGTAGCCCACGTCCACCGTCGTCCCGGCGAGCGTGGTCAGACGTTCCGCGCCCGGATTATAGGTACTACGTGGAGCGTGCCCTAGCCACGCAGTACATTTGTCGGCATCCACTAACGGAAATGTGGCAGCGATACGATAGTCGCCCACAACTCACCCTCCCACTGTCATTGCAGTATCTCGGCCAATTCTCTGCTGAAATCGCCGAGCCGTTGCTCGATCCAGGCCCGGTCGCTCGACCCTACGCCGGTGAACGAAGCCTGAACTATCACCCCACCGCCACGCCCGACCACGTTCTGTTGGGTAAGCCGGCCACCTAAGATGCCCTCCAATTGCCGCGCCGTATTTTGGCTCAAAACATACTCCCCGGCGTGAACGAGCGCCGGGCCGGTATGCCGCACGTAGCCGCCCTCCTGATACGATCCGCTGCCCTTCTGATATTGCTGAAACGCATCCCAGCTATTCGTCATTGTTTGCGGGGTCGGCAGAGAAGCCACGTAATTGGCCCACTGTTGACGGTTGGCAATCAAAAACGCTTGCGCGTCGGCCAGCATCGCGTTCTGGTAAAGCCGTTGCTGTAACTGCGACTGTTGGTAATACCCGGATTCGGCATTGAGCCGCTCGAAATACTCACGTTTGAGCCGGGCCATCTCCTCATCGTGCTGTTGTTGCAATTCCGTTACCTGTGCAGCGTGATCGGCGAGGCGCTGCGCGCGCTCCACTTCATATTGCGCCGCCAGCTCCTGCATCTTCTGGGCGTGCTGCGCGGCGCGTTCGGCCTGTTCGGCGGTGAATTCGCGGGCGGCCTGGGCGCGCTCCTCGGCGAAATCTTCCTCGGCGCGCTGACGTTCGGTCGCGTACTGCTGGTTTTCCTTGTACAGACCGGCGGCATCGCGCGCCAGCGTCAAATCCCACACACGGCCCTCGTGATCCTCCTGCATCCGTTGCATATCTTTCTGGTGCCGCGCCTGCGCCTCGGCCTCCTGGCGGTGGTAGTTGGCGGCGGCCTGCGCGGCAGCTTCGTAGAAAGAGGCTTCCTCGGCGGCCCGACTTTTCTGGTAGTCGCGCGCCAGATCGGCGAGGTCGCGCTGCAAATCGCGCTCAGCCTCGGCCAGCGCGGTCTGGAATTCGCTCGCGGCCTCCGCCTCCGCCTGGAGCATCTCGGTGTAAATGTCCACGATGTTCTCTTTCTGCTCCTCGGTCAGGGAGGCCAAGCCCTTCGTCACTGCGGCTTGCTCTCGAAGCTGGTAGTTGTAGTTCTCGGTTTCCTCAGTGGCCTGGGCGGCGGATAAGGCAAGTTGCATTATGGCCTCGCCGAAACTGCCGCTCCCATTGCCGAGCATTTCTGTAACGCCGGCAATTGCCGCCTCAATCTCGGCGTATTTGTCAGCTAACGCCTGGCCGGAGAGGGTACGCAGCGTCCCCCCCATCAGTTCACGCAGGCGCGCGGTATCCGCGCCGCCGGCGCCCAGGACGGTCTTCCAGTAGTCCAGGTTGAATAGCGTGGCGCGCTGGCCCTCGCCCTCGCGGACCACGTACTTGTCGAGCAGTACGAGATCGGCGCGCAGGTCGCCCAGCACGTCTTGCAGTTCCTCCACTGAAGCGCCCTGTAATTCGGCCAGACGTTGCACGGCGGCGGCTTCACCCTCGCGCGTGGACCCCCAGCCGGTGATACTTTGGCCGGTGAGGGCCTGGCTGCCCACTTCCGCCACCGTGGCCGCCAGCAATGCGCTGCCGAGAATCTTGCCGATGTTGATGGCGCTCGACTTCTCGATGGCGGCTTCTTCCACCGCGCCTTGTTTCTCGATAGCGCCCTCCTCGACCGCGCCCTGTTTTTCGATCTGGGCAGCTTCGGTGGCCGCGCGGGTGATGATGGCGCGAAATTTCTCGGCAGCGGTCGCCACCGAGGTGTTGAAGTTGGCGCGCGCGGCTTCAGCCTTGGCCAGCGTGGCCTTATATGCCGTTACCACCGTCTGCACACTGAGGACCAGCTTGGAGACAGTCCCCACCGCCGTGATGACCGTGCCGATTGCCAGCGTACCGGCGGCCACCATGGTCATCGTCTTCACCATCCACGGATTGGCGTTGAGCGTATTGATAAGATCGGTAATCAACGCCGTGCCCTTTTCCAGAAAGGGCAGCGCCAACTGCACGCCCTGCTGCCCGATGCTCAACCACAGCGCCTTCCAACGCATTTGCGCTTGCTGGACTGCATATATGTCGCTGGCCTCCCAATCGGCGATTTGTTGCTCCCACGTCGCCAGCGCGCCGCGTTCGATTTCGGCAGTGGCTTCTTGTAAAGCGTTTTTCTCTTCTTTGCGCGCTTCAATTTGCGCGCGCAGCAAGGGGGTCAAGGCTCGCATTCCGTTCACGTCGAAGAGAACCGCCAACGCCGCTTCACGTTGTTGGTCGGTCATATTCTCCGTCGCAGCGGCCAGCATGTCGATGGTCCGCGCCGTGCCGATAAATTGCCCCTGCGCGTCGAAGAAGGGTGACTCGCTGCCAAAGAGATCAGTCAGCACCTCTTTGGCCTCCTCGCTATTGGGCACGAGCAGATTCTCCATCATCCGCCCCAAGCTGGTGCCGGCCATCGTGCCGCGAATGCCGTTATCACCGAGGATCGACAGCATTGCCGCCGTCTCCTCGATGGGGACATTGAGGCGGTCGGCGGTCGTGCCGACGTATTTGAACGCCTCGGCCACATCCCCCACCGAAGCGAGTGTGTCATCGGCCACCTTGTTGAAGATCGCTACGACGCGCGTGGTATCCGCCAACGTCAGGTCGTACTGGTTGATCGCCCCCGCTGCCGCGTCGGTAAGCGTTGCCACGTCCGTCTGAGAGAGGGCAGCAGCCTGTTGAATGGGAACCGTTTGTTTGAGCAGCGCATTTAACTCCTGCTGGCTCTCGATAATTTGCCCGGTGGCTTGCGCCCAAATCGTAATTCCGGTCGCCGTCGCCTCCGGATCCAGTACGGCCAGAGACGCCGACTGCTCGATGGTCAACGTGCGCAATTGCTGCGTAAGATCGGCGGAGAGGGCGAGCGAGCGCGCTGCCACGTCGGATTGCTTGGCAAACGTGGTGTAGTCTTTAGCGGCAACGACCACCGCGCCGGTGAGGATACCGGCGTTCATCTTCAGACTGTTGCCGATCTGTTGCAGGTCATTCGCTACGGCATAAAGCCCCTGGTGCTCGCGGCGCGCCTTTTCCAGTTCCTCGGTAAACAGCTTGACTGCACCGCCGACGCCGCGATATTTCGCGGCGATCTCGGCGGCCTCGCTCCTGATGCGGCGCTGCTCGGCGTCCACGCGCCCCAATTCGCGCACCACATCGCCCAATTGCGCCCCGCTGGCCTGCATCGCGGCCTCGACCTGCTCCCACGACAAGCCTAGATTCTGGGCAAGTTGCTGGGCCTGCGTTTGCAGTTGGCTGTTCTTCTGCGTCTCGCGGTTCGCCGCTGCCTGTTCGGTCTTGGCCTTTTTCAAGCCACCGATGACAGATTCCAGGCTCGCGCCGCTGGTTTGCATCCGCGCGTTAATGTCGGCCCAGGCTAACCCCAATTCGGCGGCCAGTTTCTGCGCATCGCCGAGGAGTTTGTTTTGGCGTTCCTGCTCCTTGATATTGGCGCGTCCTTCGGCTACGTCGAGCGTGGTCTTACCACGTTGGCGAATAGTAGCACGCCGCGCCGCCTCGGTTTTTTGTGCCACGCTACTCGCATTTTGCGTGTTGGTTTTGGACAGCTCGTTTTCGATAATCTGTCGAACCCGCCCGGCCTCACGCTTGACATCACTGCCATCTATGGTTATTCTTATTGCGTAAGTATTAGCCATTTATTTCCCCGGAAATAACGGAGGACGTATGACACCTAGCCCTGAATCGTATAAAGCAAAGTTGCGCATTTTGATGGGCCTCGCATTAGGCTTCGTCGTTGGATTTGTAATTACCGTCAGCATTATCACCAACCCCTACGATGTTCTGGGTACGTTATGCGTAGGTTCCATAGTCTTCCCGATCTGCATCTTCGCCGGCGGCTTCATCGCCGGCATCACCGACAAATCCTAACTACCAATGCGCTCCACCCGCTGCCGCAGCACCGCGCGCACCTGGTTATCGACCTGGTCAAGCGCCGTCGGACTCAGCCCGACGAAGGGCCGCGCCGGGACGTAGCGCCCGGTGTCGGTGATGCCGCCGGCGTGCAACCGCGCGATGCGTCCGGGTGTTTGTGGATCGTCCTCGGCGCTCAAGATAATGACCGTCTCATTGTTCCACGTCCCGGCCTGCGTGACGTTACGCGAGTGGCGGGGATCGGTGAACGATAGCAACAAGTCCTGCGTGCGCATCAGGATCGGGCGTTGCGCGCCCACGCGGAAAGGGATACCCCGGTGATCGATACCGCGTCTGCGTTCCTCTTGCGTCATCTTCGCTAACGCCGGCCAGGGATGTCCCTCCGGCGACTGTTGCCGCTCGAAGTTTTGGGCGATACCCCGCCGCGCAGCGTCGGCAACGATCTCCGTTTCGTGCGCGCCCAGCCCTGCCAGCCGCTCAATTTCACGCCAGGCAATCGCGCCGGTTTTCGTCAACTCTACAACGACACTAATCCGCATTACTGCTTACCCTCCCGGCTGCTGATCGGGCGTCAGACGCGCTTTTCCGCGTGCCACCCGCTGCGCCCGCGATTCCTCACGGCGCGCGATCCGCGTACCGTAAGCGTGTTGCAGCAATGTGGCGTTTTCCAACGTATTCCAGGTATACGGCACGGTCAGAAACAGCGCCTCGGAACGTAGCAACGCACGCAACAACGCGATTTGCTCATCCCAATCGCTATAACGCAGCCACTCCTCTGACCACAAACGCATCAACCCTGCAACTGCCGGGCCGCGCCGCCAAAACAGCATCCCGGAGTTATGATAGAGGTGCAATCCCGTACCAAGCCATTCCGCTGTTGCCTGACGCTCCGGTTTCAGAAAGGGCGAGTTCTCGACGCTGCCACTGCGCGCCTCGGCTAAAACGAAATCCCATGCATCCAGCAAGTCGAAACCCCGGCGCGGATGCGCGACGAACTGCGTATCGGCATCTACGTAGAGCACCCGCTCCCAGGGCGCGAGGACGTGCAGCCAGGGCTTTACCCGCCCGGCCAGAAACTTGTGACCGCACGCCTGGCGTTCGTCGAACGGGTCAAGAGGCAGCGCCAGTGCCGTGACGTTGCTCCACGTCGAAAAATGCGCAGCGGCATGGGTGTCCCCCACGACCAGCGCCGGCAATTCTGGCGCAATCGCCCACAGCGACCGCAACGAAGCCGCCGTCTGATACAGGGCATTGGTCCCCCAGGCCATATACACCACGCCACAGCCCGGCCGCGGCGCAACTATGCGTGGCTCGGCAAATAGCATTAAGCCACGTGGGTCACGACCACGGGCCGGGTCTGGAGGAACCACTTCCTGCGCCGTGTGATAGTACAGCCACGCCGGATGATAGCGCGCGCGGCTGGCATCGTGTAACAGCACGATCCCGCCTGGAGCCAACAGTTCACGCGCCGCCGCCATACACGCCACGCGCTGCCGTCCGTCTACGAAGATCACATCGAACCGTCCCACATCGTCAACGTTTAGTTCGTGATACGCCGGGAACGCCAGCAAACGCAGGGTGACGTTTGGCGGGATTTGCGCCTGTAATTTCGCATAATACTGCGGATTATGCTCCACCGTCCACCAATCGATTTCCGGGAATAACGCAGGCCAGTGGAGCGTACTCCCTCCACCTCCCCATTCCAGCACACGTCGTGGACGCCGTTGCACTAACAGCGCGTGAACGGCCTCCCGTTCGGCGTCGGTCAACATAGGATCTGGTAGCATTGGTCTCCTAATGCGGTGCTTCTGGGCGCGCCGCCGCGCGATGATTGTGCCACACAAAACGCGCATTAGCGCGCACGTGAGTATTCCACGTCTCGCGCAACACAGCGAGCCGGACCGGGGAGTGCTGCAACGCGCGAATAAAGGCCATCTGGTCGTGACGTTTCCATCGTTGCCATTCTTCATGCCAACGCGCAAAAAACTGCGCGGCGCGTTCCGAGCGCCGGAAGAAGATCACCCCGCTGTTGTAGTACAACACATCACCGTTCAATCCAACTTCGTCCAGCGTAGCAACCCGTTCTTCTGGGAGATGCTTCCAATGGCAGTCGGCAAAACGCCGGTTGCAATCCTGTGCAATCACCACATCTACCCACTGTAGCAGATTGAATCCCGGCGCCGGGCTGGCGACGACTTCAGTATCCGCGTCGAGGAACAGCGTCCGCTCGAACGGGGAGAGCGCGTACATACTCGTCTTTTGCGTGCGCGCGCCCGGATCAGCTTCCGGGTGGTAAATATGCAAGTGTGCGATGTCCTGTAACGGCTGCTCGCTCACAACCGCTACGTTTATCCCCGGCGCGTGAGCAAACAACGTAGCAATGCTGCGTGCGCACTGCTTCCGCGCCGCATTGCCGTAAGCCACGTATAAGACTCCAGTAGAATCACTCATTCGCCTTCCGTAATCAACAAGCCCTTGTTACCGCTCGTGCAAATGCCAGCCAACGCGCCGGTGTACAAATTCCCCAGCGCCGCGCTCATTTCGTGGCGACCGCCGGCCGAGTTCAGCCGAATCCCGCGATTCAGCAGCGCCGTATCACCGGCAGTGATGTAGATAGCCTCGTCGCTATCGTTGACCAACAGCAGGTAACGACGCTGTGCGTTGGCCGCGAGCAGCGGCGTCGAAGCCGTGCCAACAGCAACGTGTGTATGCGCTATGTCGATCTCGACCGCAATACTGCCATCTACCACGCTTACTGCCGGGGCAAACGCTTGCTCGCCACCGAGGTCTACCCATAGCTGGCGTTCACCATTCAGTCCTGGTATACGCTGCGCTTTATTCGCCATCATGTCCTCCTAATAAAATGCGGGAGGCCCCGCGCCTCCCGCATCAATCTAAATCGAGCGCGTGTCGCGCGATCCGGTTTTGCCATTCAATAATTTTGAAATCGTGCAACACCCATTCCGGCCAGTCCACCAGGCCCCCATCGAACAATGGGACCTGCTCACCGAACGCCCGCCACAGCTTCCATAGTTCGAACGCTGCTTCCGGCTCGATGAGCGCCCATTCCCCATCGTCTTCCAGATTGCCAGCGTCGCGCCCTTCTTCCAGTGCCCGATTGTACTCTAGGAGTCGCTGGCGGAGGCGCTGTTGGGCGCGGGCACGTTTTTTTCTGCTACCTCGGTTTCATCTGCCGGACGCGCGAATGGATACCAATGCGGATTGAGTTCGTAGACCAGGTTCTGCCAGGCATCGGTCAACTGCTCCGGCAAGGCGAGGAACGTTTCCACATCCATATCCGCATCTACCCCCTCGGCGCTGACCACGCAGGCGAGCAGGTCAGGATAGAGCAGGCGCACCAGCAATTGGCGCGCCGCCGCATCCAGGCCGGCAACGTCGTTTGTTTTGGGCAGCGTGTCCAGGTAGGCATTGGCGCGCCCTTGTAGCAGAGCACGTTTCATCCCGACCAGTACTGTAGCCTTCCCCAACACCAGCCGCACCGTCAACTCGTTGCCCTCATAGGTCAATTCGTGCGTTTCAAGCATTGGTTAACACCCGGCGGCTGTAGGATAAAAGGCGTAAACGAGATCATCCTCCGACACTGGCGCGGGGAACGTAATCGAGTTGGTGGCAATCGTTACGGTCGCGGTGACATCCGTAGCCACGCCAGTCGTATGATCCCAACGGAAGACGCGCACTTGTGCAATGTCGAGAGCCGTGGGATTGAGGGTAAACACATCCCGGTAGCCATCACCGAGCCAGCCGGCCAGCATCGGTGCGCCGTTCAGCGAGCCTTCGAGAACAGTCGCCTCGGTGTAACCCTCCAACACCTCGGAAAATTTAACGCCCCACGGATACTTGTTGGATTTTTGCGGTGTGGCGACGTAACGATTTTCACGCGCGTTGCCCTCCTCCATCGCGCCAGCATAGGGGCGTACCTGCGCAATGGGGACCATGTAATACAACCAGATACGCTGGCCGTACTGCGGGCTGGTAGGGTCTTTGTCGATGCCCTGCTGATACCCCAGCAAGAACGTGTCAACGAGACAGCCATCCTTGTCAGTTTCGCGCGCGAGCATCTTGCCGCCGGCCAAATCAACAACGTTGATGCCTTGCAGCACAGCGTCAACGGCATAATTTGCCATCCCAGTGCGCAACTCGATGTTGCTCAACTCGGTGGGTGGTAGGTTGATCTGACCCTGCGCGGCGTCATCGCCGGTGAATTGGATCACCACGCCGTCCGGAAAATTGGGAGTAAAGGCTTTCGCCATCTCCATCCGGGCCGGAATAGTCGGATTGGCTGAAGCGGTTGCCACCAACGGCATACCGTTTTCATCCAGCGCCCACACTGCCAAATATCGCAGGCCGCCGCCTGCACCTTTTCCTGAAGCCATACGATCACCTCCTACTTGGATTCTAACGCCGCGCGCACAAAGCAGTCCTTCGCTTCCAGTAGCTTGCGCATCCCGGCTGATTTTTCTGGGCCGTCTGGCAAAGTGCGCTCCATAAGATGCGCCAAGTCGCACAGCGGCTTACTGATTTTCTGTAAGTCTGCGGACAGATGAGCATAGTCAAAGAACTGTATCGTTGTACTAGACATAAGCCCTCCTACATATAGCTGTCACGTTCGGCGACGAGCGTACCGCTGAAAATGATGTACTCCATATCCGCATCGAGCTTCTCGGCGATAGTATGCCCGCTGCGGCTTTCGTACTGTACGGCAATCACGAACGCATCGCGCGCCAACGCCGCCGGCTGGTTGACCAGAGCCTTGATGACTTCCTCGCGCGCGGTGCGGATGTTGGTGTAACCGTAGCGGTCGTGAATGTGCACCGCGCAGCGCGAGACCATGCCTTCTTCACCCAGGTCTTGCACCATAATTTCCAGCACGCGATTGTTTTCCGCGTGTTCACGGCGTTCATTTTGTGCAGCCGCCAACTCCGCCAGAGTGATCTCTCCGGCCTCCAGGATACGCGCCGCCCCACCAACAACCAACCCTACTACACCGGGCGTCGCGCGCAACGTTGCCAGCGCCCACGCCCCCAGGTCGGCATAAACGGTCATGCAGCCTCAGCGTCGCCTCTGCCATCCTCAAGAAGCGCTTTGTCCTCGCCGGACGCGCGATCTTCGCCCGCCGCGACCAGCGCCGCATCGCAAGCCATGCGGATCTCCGCTAATCGGCCCGGCCCAATCCCATCGATAGCGCGCAACGCCTCATCCGTTTTGGCGCTCAGTTCCTCAACTGTGATTTGCGGCGCGCCTTCACCAGCCAATTGCGCCAATGTGCCCAAAGTGCGTGCGTTCAGATAGGGCGTCAGGGCTTCAAGAGGCGTTCCGGGTAAGGGCTGAATTGTAGCGGCGTTGGTCTCCGGCATCTTCTCGGAAGCTATTGTCATAGCCTCGGTCGGATCGAACACAATCGCCCACCGGTCAAACCGCTCACGGCGCACGCAACGCACTCTACCGAGAACTGTTTCGTTGTAAACAATCTCTGCGCCAATAGGTGCTGCCGGAGGTTGCAACATACGCGGAGTGATGACCTCGTCGGCGCGTATCTGGCCGTGCGGTTGAAAACGCACTTGCAAATGACCGCCGTAGAAGATGCGAATCTCGTTCATTGCACGTTTTCCATCCGCGCGTACACGGTTGGTGTGAAGGTGGTCGAGGTTGTCAGCTTGACCCGAAAGCAGCGGCCTTGCGTGGGGAAACCAACCAACGTAGCGCCGTCCCCGGTTAGCGTTTGATAAACAGGAAGTACCCCAAAGGCTACGGGACTAGTAGTGATTGTCGTGGTAGTCGAAACTGTTACCGTACTAACCCCGGCGAAGACTCCGCTTACCGTGGCATCTGCCCAATCCTTGTTGTTTGCCGAACACGCCAGTAGATCATTAGCAAACTGCGGCGTAATTGTGATTGTGTTTGTCCCGCTGACATCGTTATTGACCTGCAGCGTGATCTGCCCGTATCCGCCAGAAAGGTAGGCTGGGGTATAGGTTGTAGTCGTGTAAGCGGTACTACCATCTAGCAACGTGAGCGACTGGTAACTTGTCACCGCCGCAGCATCTGCCGGGGTGGGCGCGCTTGGCACAGCCAGATAGGCGACGGCCAACAGCAAAAGGATAACCAATAGCGATCTATAGAAACGAGTTTTGTGTTGCATCAAAACCTCCTTACTGAATGTACTCAGCGATAATCTGCCGGAGTCCCGGCGTTTGATTGATAACCACGACGCGATAGCGTTGCCCCGCGCCAGTCCACAATTCATCACCCTTGCGGATGTCCACCTGGTGCGGAGCGTGCAGCACGTACATTTGTGGACTACTCGCTCCGCCTACTGTAATTTGATCCAAGCCACCAATGGCGTTCGTCGCGGCAGCGATCCGCGTTTGAAAATCCGCAACGTGCGCCTCGGCGCCTTGTCGCCCTCGCCGCACTTCGACGTGCTGATAACTGTCGGCATGGAGCACGCGCGCATTGCGACGTACAGCAGGACTATGTAGTCGCCCAGGCATCGCGTTCATCTCCCCGGAAAGGCGACAGCAACACTTTGTCGGCGGCGCTTTCCGCTTTGACCAACACTACCGCCCCACTAGGAGACATAGACCGCAACTGCGCGACCAGGTTCTCCAACCCCTCACGGGTTGCACTGCGATCCACGCTCTCCTGGCCGAAGGTGTAGCGGATGAACCGGTCGGTATCGGCGAGCAACCACAGCAGAGCGTGGATAGCCGCGTTACGCGCCCCATAGCGCGCGAGGAGATCGTCAAGCTCTGTGTCGCTGAACGTCGTCCAGGTGTAGGTCACGAGGATGGTCGCGTTCGTGGCTGGAGCGTTGGTCAACGCCAACAGCCCGGTGGCGTAATCCAGCACGTAGCCGGCCACCGGCACACCGTTGACGAGCACGGTCTCGGATGCCACGACCACCGGGTAGAGTTGTGTCTGATACTGCGTGCATATACCGTCCCCTATGCCGACCTGCTCGCGCAGAGCGACGCGGGGACGGTCGGCCACCGCCATCCGTAACCGCTGTAATGGCGAGAGCGCCATTAAGCCCCCATTTGTGCCAGACGCAACTTCTGCGCGGCGCGGCGACCGGCGGTATTGCGCTCATCGATAACGTGGGTAGTGCGCGCAACAGGCTGTGCGCCCTCAGCGTGCGCCGCGCGGCATTTATCACGCTGCCACGCCTCCATATAGCGCGCGCCACACTCGTCACACTGCGGGTATTCTTCCAGTTGCTTCTCCGCCTTCGGCTGTGGATCGAGGGCGACGACGTGACCATGCTTGAGCAACAATCCGTCGTTAGGGTGTCCCTGCAAACGGAAAATCCGCCCTACACGTATCCCTTCCTTGTTGTAAATGAATCCGCGCGTTGCCGAAACCCACATAGTGGCCCCCCTTATGGCGTCGATTCGTCTACGGCGTCGGAGATGAACAACCCGGCATCAACCGACATACCGTAAATCTGATAGTGCGTGAACCCTTCAATCAACCAGCCTTTGTCCGAGAGTGGTTCACGCCGTTGGCGGATGAAGCGCCGCCCGCCATACAGCGTTTGCCAGTAGATAACGGTCAGCGCCGTGGGGGTCTTGCGACCGGGGCGCGGAGCGATGTAGCCGAGCCAGGCGTCGTCATCGTAACCGGCCTGATACACCACATCATCCTCGCCCGTGCCTTCCGGCGTTGTGGTATAGACCACCTCTCCGACTTCCACCCGGTCCAGTTCCAGCAATTGCGCGATCAGGTTCTTCGTTACCATCGCTGGCGCGGCCTGCGAGCCACTGTACTTCACTCGTTCCAGTAGCTGCGGGTGGTTTTTGAGGAGCGCGAAGGTTAGATCGCCGAAGATAGCCGTGTTGGGTTTGCGCCCCAACAACTTGATCTTGACGTCGCGCGCCCACATCTCCATATCCTGCAGCGGATTTGACAAGGCGTAGTCGCTCCACTTTACGAAATCCGACCCGCCGGTCTTGTCCGCGCCCCACACGCCGGGCTTCCAGTAGTCGGTGAGAAAGCTGATCTCCTGCTCCAACTCGAGCTGATCGGCGACCCACTCGGAACTATCGGCGCGCGCGTCAAAAGGCGGGTCCTCATTGGCGAAAAGCGCATCCGGCAGCACATCGCCGACGCTGCGTTCCTCGCAGAAGTAGGGCTTATAAGCGACTTCGTAGCCGCCGATCGGCGCCGGTTCCATCGGATTGGTTTTCTTCGCCACCGACCGCGCCCAAAAGCTCTTGGGATAGGTGGCGATCAGGTCGCTTTGCTTCGCCACAAATAACGGCGGTACCACTGCCGACACGATGTAAGTCGTGTTTTTGTAGGCTTCCGAGACGTTGCTCAAAAGCCGATTGATATGCACATCACCCACGCCTGGTTGCGACATACTTCACCTCCTATGCCGCCCGATGCGGCGTAATGCAGTTGATAAAAGCGGCGATGCGTTGCCCCGCAGTCGTAACCCCGCTCAACGCGCGCCCCACGACGTAGTGCGTGGTGTTTGTGCCGGGGATTTTACGCGCGGCCTGTCCATCACCACTCGTGCCGATCAGCCAACCCTCCGTGATCGCAGCATCGGCTTCCAGTTTGGTTGGACCGAATGCGATCACCTCGCACGGCTCGCCCAAGGCCGGCTTATTCTGCAACGCGCCGTCGGGGATGTCCGTCACCGCGTCACACAGTACGTAAGTACCGGCGCTCTTTTTGACGAAGCGAAACTGGCGATTGCTTAGGTCTGCGCCTGCCGGCAACACCTCGTTGTAGAGAATCGGATATTGCGGAATGCTGGTCATTGAACACCTCCCTTAAACTCCGGGTGCGCGGTCAGCACGGCGTCAAGCGCCATGCGGTACTCAACGCCCGGATGCTCCGCCTGATACGCCGACACTGCCGCGACGATGCGCGATTCCGTGTCGGTCTCCGTGCCACGCTGCACCCCGTGCTCTCGGAAGTAGATGGCGAACGTGTCATCGGCGCGCCGTAGCAAGCCGGTAAAAAATTCGCGGTGCGCGCCTTCCGGGTCAGCCTCGTGCAACCAGCGCAACTGCTGCGCCAGGTCGGAGGTCTGGGCGGGCAAGTGCGTGTAGCTCTCGGCCAGCACGCTGAACCGCTCCACAGCCCGCGCATCCTGCACGGTCATCAACTCGCCTTGCAGGTTCTGGAGCTGCGCAGCGTAGGCGTCGCGCTCTCCCTGCACCGTCTGCAATTGCGCGGTGAATTGATTCACCTGCTCCTGCAACTGGGTGAATTGCTCGCGCAGTGGATCGGACTGTATCTCCAACATCTCTCCTGGTGCCGGCGCGGCCCCCGAACGCGCAAACAGGCTGTGAAGGAGATTTTGCAGCCAATTGCGCTCGGCCTTCAACTTTTCCAACTCTTCACTCATCGGATCACCTCCTGTGAACTCAGAACTTGGGCCGCCGGCGATGCGCGACATCAGCGCGGTGGCCTCCCCAAAGAACGGATAATTGGTCAACGCGCCGCCGCCGATCTGGTTGTGAACCTTCTCGCCGGTGACGCGATCTAACACTTCGTCCCAAATTTCCACGGAGAAATAGCTAAACTCGCCGTTCTCCAAGGCCTCACGGCCTTTCTTATTCCAGGTGAAGGTGGCCCCCACCCCGTCAGGGAGAGCTATCACCTGGTTGAACCACCCCAGCGCCCGGCTGCCCCGGTGATCCTCGTTGACCGGCAGGCGGCTCTGCCGAAGCCCGCGCGTCTCGCGGTGGGCGTAGTTATCGACGAGCTGCTGCACCACGGTGTCGTCTACCGTCCAGGTACGGATCGCGTCGCCCCAGGGAACGGGGCGGTGGTGGGTGCCTTTGGGATACACGAGGATTGGCTCGCCGGCCAGCGCCTTGCGCGCGACCGCACCATCGGGGGCGAGAAGGTCGATGCTGTAGGTATATGGTTTTTCGGTCATCCTGCTCCTGGAACGCAAACCGGGGCTTCTCCGCTAGGGAGAAGCCCCGGTATCTGTGCCTCAGTCGGGCCACGCTGCGCGCTTTGTGCGCAGCTAGAATGTTTGTGCTACTGCAATGAGTATATCACGGTTTAGGGAATTTGTCAAGTTGTGTTTTTTGTGGATTCATCCTATAATATAAAGAAGAGCTTGCAAGAAAAAGATGATGCCCCACGGTACTGTCAATACCTGGGGCAACGTCCACAGTGACTTGACCACCGTGGCGGGAACAGCATATCATATCCGCCCACCGGTGTCAATAGTCGGTGGGCGATTTGTTTGTGGAAAGATTTTGTACATTACGCGCTTGTCGGGTAATGAGAGTAACCATCATAACCAAAGCTCAGATTCACACAAAGGAGTATATCATGCAAAGAACTCGTAAACGTCACATTGTTTTCTTTATGACATTGGTTCTTGTTATCTCACTCAATGTCGTCACATTACAATCAGCAGTTGCAGGGTCAAATGGGCAACAAATCCAAGTTCAGTTGAGAACGCCGGGTCTACCAGATCAGATAGTTCGTCTCGTTGTCAAGGGCACCAACAACGCGGGTAACTATGTGGTTTTTAATAGCTGGCCTTACTCAAATCCAGCGGGTACGGCTGGGTGGTGGTGGAAGGGGCTTGTTGGAATAGAAGCAACCAATAATCGAACAGGGATCACCTCAAAATGTATCGCGCAATCGATACCTCAAACACAAGCATCTAATTGGGTGTATATTACTATCAATCCAGAAGCCAACACATGTACTTGCAGTGCTCAAAACTGCGCTTGTTGGTGCCGGTAGCCAACTTTATCTGTAAAAATCCCGTAAACACGCCATAAGTCTATTTCAAGGGCTTATTTGATCCAATGCGTGGCTGTAGACAGGCCAATATCTGTCCAACGCCGCTTCCGCCCAACGCCGCTTCGCGGCCTGCTGGCGGCGGGGCTTTCCACGCAGTCGGCGCGGTGGCTTATGCTTACCGTTAAGTCTCATTCCAACTAAGGGTCTGTAAATCTACAAGTTCCCAAATTCCGCTGTCAAAACACGACAGAAACGGGAAGTTATACTTTTACAGACCCTAAGTACCATTGCATCAAGCCGATCGCCAACCCTCATCCCCCTCACAACCACCCCCCCCCCCCCCCCCCCCCCCCCCCCCCC